AGAAAAGGTGGAAGAAAAGGTGGAAGAAAAGGTGGAAAAAAAAGTGGAAGAAAAGGTGGAAGAAAAAGAATCTCCGGTACTAACTCTTCCAACACTTGAAACAACAAAAGAATCATCTATTCAAAATCTTGAGCCCCCAGTTATTTCAGTTGATACTGAGCCATCTGTAAAGTTTGCAGAGGTAAATACAATTATAGATATTGAATCAAACAGAAATGATTCTGATTCCGAGAATGAAGAAGAAGATACAATTCAGATTTTGGATGAAAAGGGTGAAAGTCTAAATGATTTTGAAACTTTAGAGGAAGAACAAGAAACTATAGAATTTGAAACTCTCTAACTCTAGCGTTTTTCCCCAGTTCGTTTTTTCCCTAAACCTCCCAGAGTATGAGCCAGCTTCTTGTAGGAATATTATTTGGAGGCGCATTAATTTCTTCATTAGGCGCAATAAGCAGTTATAGTGTTGAAAAGAAACAACCAACAATGAAATCCGTAATACGTGATTTTATTATAGGTTCAGTACTATTTTTACTTATTATGCAGCTGCTACCAGAGTCTTCGGCATCATTATTATCCTATGTAACATCTTTATCATTTTTATCAGCAATGCCAACTATGACTGGAGGAGCAGAAGATTTAGATATTCAAGTGGGAGTACCGCAGTTTTAATTTACACAAACAAAGGATATACTTTCACATCTTTTGGAACTTTAATATCTATCATAAACTTATTGAAAGGTTTTTTATAGATTTGTTCTTTCGGTATGCAATTCTTACAAGAAGAAGCAATATGAACATATAAATCAAAATCGGGAAATCGTTCTTCCTCTTCATCATTGATTAATATGTTCTTTCCTTCAGTATCGATTAACCACATCCAAAGAATATTGAATAGATCCGAAATTGTTTCTTTTACAACTTTATGAGACTCATTACTTAAAATTTTTCCATCCTTTTTATCATCAGGAACTTCCGGAAATAAACCTTCTAATAAACTAATTGATAGTCTCGCTAAATCAAAGGATGCACTTGGATATACGATTGGTTCATTTTCTCTAAAACCATTTGTCAGTTCTGGAAAATTGTACTGCGTCGCAGCATCATTACCATCACAGAAATCATCACTTACAAAAAGATGCTCATTAATTGAGAATATAGAACGACCAAAATCAATAATTTTAAAGACTTTACCAAATGTTGGAACTCTAAATATTTTATTATCATTTGTTTTGTAATAAAAATATGTTTCTTCCGTATCACTATATACAATATTATTTGTATGTAAATCATTGTGAGTAAATCCAAAAAGTGTTTGTGCTACACATAATCCAGCAATTACCTGAAATAACCAAGCACACCATTTTTCTTCCCATAATTTTGTATTTGGTTTCGCTCCAACTGATTCGAAATCTTCTAGTAAATCATCCATTGTTGAGTCATTCTTTTCTGTAAATATCATCATTGTTGGAAAGTCTTTTAGTTTAATAAATACATTATATTCATTTTCATCTTCTTCACTATATTCTTCTGAACTAGAACTTTTTGTTGAAATAGTCGATTGTGTTTTAATACTTGCGCTATCTAAACTTTCAATTTCATAACATTCATTTGTAACAATATCTTCTAGCTCCTCTACATCATTCGAATCTTTCTTGTCTAAACAATAATCTGGTTTTATCATAATTTCATCATAAATTTCTTTAGAAGCTTCCGCATCATCCGATTCAACAATAATTTTCATTTTTTCACTTTCAATATTATCCCAAAACCATCTATACATTTTATAGCTTTCGACTTCATCCGAAATATTGAAATTATAGTTTTTCGCAATAGAAGTAAAAGCACCGTAATAATAATTAAAATGGGGACTAATATTTTCTTTACGAAGTTTTCCTAATGCATAACTTGCAACAGTTTCTACGTAAGCTTGATTCCATGGATTATTTATTTTAGAATTAATGTCAAGACTTTCATCTTTTTGTAAATAACGAACCGGGTCAATTAAATGTGTCACTTTTAAATATGCATCTATTTTTGTAGCCTTATTATCAATTAATACATCTAATTTACAATTACCCTTGATACTATCGTCATTCGAAATATTTAATCCAGTAATTATAAAATTATTCTCAAGAGCATAATTTTTATCAGAATCTTTTATATCAAATAGTTTTTTCATGGGTGGTATGTAAGACTCAAGCTTTGAATAGTGTTTTAAATTCTGTAGAGTATCACTAATAACATATTTCATACATTTAGGTTCTGGTATCTTTATTCCCCGGAGTATTGAACTTATATCCATCTTTTTTGAGATATAGATTCATTCAAATCTTCATATCCGCATTATTAGTGTTTTATTTTTATAATTAGCATATATAATGTCTGGTGGTGCTATGAATGTATCATTAAAAAAGTTTGATATGAGAAAAATTCAACAAGATGCAGTATGTGTTTTCATTGGTCGCCGAAGAACTGGTAAATCAACTCTCGTAAAAGATTTATTATTTCACCATCAAGATATGCCTTTAGGAACTGTTATTTCCGGTACAGAAGAATCAAATGGTTTTTTTGGAAAAATGATTCCTCCCATTTTTATTCATGGCGAATTCAATCCTGTGATTTTAGCAAATTTCTGTAAAAGACAAAAACTTATGATGATGAAAATTCAAGATGATAAAGATAAAGGTGTTCAAAGCCGTATTGACCCCCGCTCGTTTATGATTCTTGATGATTGTATGTACGACGATTCATGGACACATGACAAAAACATTAAATATCTTTTCATGAATGGTCGTTGGCTAAAAGTTTTCTTTCTAATTACGATGCAATATCCTCTAGGTATTCAACCAGCTCTACGTACTAACGTCGATTATGTATTTATATTAAAAGAGTCATATATATCAAATCGCAAAAGAATTTATGATAATTATGCTTCTGCTTTCCCATCTTTTGAGTTTTTCTGTCAGGTCATGGACCAATGTACACAGAATTATGAATGTCTTGTAATTGATAATACAAGCCAAAGTAATAAGATTGAAGATTCTATTTATTGGTACAAGGCAGCTATGCATGGCGATTTTCGTATTGGAGCACCAGAATTCTGGCAACACTCCGCTAATTATTACAAGAAAGAAGCGGATGATTCATATGATGCTAACAATGCTAAAAGACTAAAAGGACCTACAATTAATGTAAATAAGAAATTATAATTAATTAGTAATAGATGAGACCATCAATTGGTGATTTTTTAACTTTAATAGCTGTTGGATTCGCACTATTAATCGCAGATAGATATTTACGTATAGAAGGATTTGCCAATCCGAATCAATGTGGAGTTGGAATGCCATCATGTGGCAATGGCACACGTTGTATAAATGGATTTTGTAAATCAGACAATCCTCCTCCACTAGGTCCGACAACCCTTCCGGTTTTTCCTTAATTTAATATAGATGGCTCGCTCAACCAAATCACCTTTTCTTTTAGTAATTGTATTATTAGTAGTTTCTGCTGCTCTAGGCTATGGAGCTTACCAAGGGTTTCGCAATATTGACTGTGCTGGTATAAACTGTAATGAAGGTGAATTCTGCCAGTCAAATACATGCCACCCTATTTATCCTCCTCCTACAAACCGCATATAAATGTTTTACGTTTCATTAATTTAATGAAAAACTAAAATATCTAATCCTTCTTCTCAAGCTTGCGTTGAATTGCAAGGTCAGGGCTATCAAACATAGCACTAGAATCAACTGTATTTTCTAGATTGTGAGGGTTTACTTTGCGGTTTGCCTTCTTTTCACGATAAAACTCCTCACGCGACTCCTCATTCTCTTTATACTTCTTCATCATAACATTGAGCTCCTCTTCGGCATAATCTTGCTCTTTAATCTGGGAAGGCTCTGGATCCCATGGTAGCCACTTTCCGACCTCCGCGGAGTAAATATTATGAATAGGGTCTTGCTTCCGCAGTTTCTTTGAGCGCATTTCGGCTTCCTCTGGACTACCATATACCCCACGGATTTTTAGACCACGTACGGTGGTATGAAACTCATTCTTCTTATAAAAGTCATCCTCTAGACGCTGTCTGTTGGTATACATAAAATCATCATACTTCTCTTTGATATTATCAGACTTTAGATCACTTACATTCTTTTTTACAAACTCTTGCAGAGAACCCAGAACATCATCCACGCGGACCTTCGCATTCCGGCAACTAATAGCAACTCCACTCAAATCCTTTTTCTCAAACTCAACGGCGTGATTCTCAAGAGTGTCATTTATATTCTGAGTAGTCTTTGCTAGAAACTGCTCAATTAATTTGGTTTTTACATTCACCTCAAAGTTGCTAAGAAACTGCTCAAAGAAAAAAGTGTCTTTGTTCTTTAAAACGTTTTCCGGTGAGATAAAACTTAAGAGGCACCACTTCTGCCCCGGTATCTCAGGATCTACTGTAAGATAATCTTCTCTTTCATCCGACGAACTCATATACTTTTACAAAATAGAAAATCTTTAAGCAATAGTAGAAATGACAATGGCTACTGAAGTTGTAAATCGCGTGATTAAGTATTTAGTTGAGGGTCTCGCCATTGCTGCCGTCGCCATCTTCATCCCCAAGAAGTCTCTTGACCTGATGGATGTCGCCGCACTCGGTGTAACTGCGGCCGTCGTGTTTGCGTTACTCGACTTAGTGTCACCTTCTATTGCCTTCACTGCTCGCCAAGGTGCTGGCTTCGGTATTGGTGCCAATCTAGTTGGATTCCCTGGTGGCAGAGTGTAAAAAGTGTTACTAGTTAGATGAATAAAAAGCTATTAAATACTCTTCTTTTAATAATTGTATTATTAGTGATAAGTATTTTTATAATTCCTAGAGAATCTTTTGGTGCAACATCGCCAGGTACAATGGTACAATTAAACGCTTCCCATGTTCCTAATAAAGAAGATGAAGACGATTAATATATACTTATAATAGAATATATGAAATATAATAAAATAAATATAATAATTATTTTAATAATAATTATCTTATTCATAACATTATATACTAACCAAATTGATGGATTTGAAAATTCTTATGATTTACCAAAAATTATTTGGTGTTATTGGGATTCAGATAATATTCCAGAACAAATAAAACTAATACAAGA